GTTCGTTCGCAGACTCAGTACAAGCAAGAGTACCTTGCTACGCTGTTTACTGCAGACACGCTCTATGGTGTTCAGGCTTTCCGGCCTGAAGCAGGTTTCGTTTTGGCTGTAAACGACCTGTAATAACTATTGAAAGGGGCAAGGTGAAACTTTCTTCCAAAAAAGAAAGCGTAGCCTTGCCTTTTTCTTATACAACCAATCTATAGGGCTTCTTGTGAATGGCTACAGAAGATCGTCTTTCAAGGATTGAACTAAAGCTTGATAAACTCACTGAAGCAATCCTGACCATAGCCCGAGTAGAAGAAAAAGTTCTTGCTTCTAATGAACGAATTGAAAAGATTGAAGATAAACTTGAGAAGCAGGAAGAAACTTTGGGGGCTTTGGTTTCTAAAGTAGCTGTAAATTCCAAGCAAGTATCTGTGTTTGAAAGAGCACTTTGGTTCTCTTTGGCTACTATCGTAAGCTTTGTCACTTATTATATTAAATCAGTAGGCTAAAATGGCTAATTATTCTAAGACCACTAATTTTGGAACTAAAGACACCCTTCCAGTGGGTGATTCTCAAAAGATTATTCGTGGTTCTGAATTTGATACTGAATTTGATAATATTGCTACTGCTATTACTTCTAAACTAGATTCTCCTGCTAGTTCTGCTAATGTAAATTTCTTGCAATCTGGTGCTACTGCTGTCTCAAGGACTGCTGAGAGCAAACTTAAGGATGTTGTTAGTGTTAAAGACTTTGGGGCTGTTGGTAACGGAGTGGCAGACGATACCGCAGCAATCCAAGCGGCCATCGATGTGGTATTCGCCGCTGGTGGTGGCACTGTATTTATTCCGCGAGGAACCTATCTCACAGGAACACTGACCCTAAAATCGCACGTACATCTTGTCGGTGAAGAGCGCGCTCAGCTGGGCGCCAACGGTTTAGACAAGGCGTCATGTTTGTTTCAAATGAATACTACCGGGGACTTAATATCTACAGTTACCGGAACAACGACTTACAATTGCGGCGTTCATAACCTTGCAATCAAAGGCAAAGGGGCGCTTGCAACATCTGGCCGTGGTATTTTCTTTTCTCCATACGTCACGTGGTCGACCATCTCCAATTGCAATGTTCAAGGATTTGCAGACGAGGGTGTTTTTTTAAGCGGAACCGCCAATCAAATGTCCGGTTGTTTTGTTGGGGCCAACACCCGTTACAATCCGGCATCTTTGTCGTTTTACAAAGGCCAGCTTTTTATAGGCGGCACAGACATTTTTGTGACGCAAAATGAAGTTAGTGGGCCAACAATTCCGACGTCAGCGGCAGCGTATAACGGATGGCCGCCAACAAACCCGAACCTTTACTGTTGCGCGGTTTTGGTTCAAACAGCATCTAGTTTTATAACAAGAAACGTATTCGAGATAGCCGATATCGGCATGGTCGTTATCTCTAAGCACATCGACTCGACCTCGTTTTCAAAAACAGACCCGTATTATCCTGGAGCGTGTCACAGCAACCATTTTTTACAAAATAGATGCGATTACAACTTTGGGCACGGAATCAAAGTTGTATCAACGAATTCTCTTGGCGGACCGTATTTCTGCTCTTTTATTGGAAATCACCTTCCGCAAAACGGACTCGCAGCAAACAACACATACGACGGAATCAATATAGAAAAAAACGGAGCTTTTTATCCTTACAACAACATATATACCAATAATCAAATATTTAATAGTTCCGGTCTTGCCAACAATGTTAGATATGGCATCAATTCGGATGCTTTCTCTTCGCAAAACACAACACAAAGAGATCTTTTTTCAAGCAATCGCGCAAGGAGCGTCGCAACAGCAGCAACCAACGGCGTAGCCTCAAACGATCATTACGAAGAAAGCACATTTACTCCGACGATAACATTTACAACTCCTGGCGATTTGACTGCCGTTTATAATGTCCAAACAGGTCGGTATACGAGAATTGGTGATCGTGTTTTTTATAACATAGTGATATCTGCAACCACATTCACACACACGACGGCATCTGGCAATTTAAGAATAAACGGCCTCCCATACACAGCAGCGAATGTTTCTGACAATTACGCCAGCGGGTCATGTTCTTTTCAGGGATACACAGCGGCAGGATATACAAGCGTTTCGTGCATGTCGCTCCCAAACAATACCTCTCTTGAACTGATCGCCAATGGGTCCGGTGTTGTTCGAAAGGTTTTGGCTGCCGCTGATGTTCCTTCTGGCTCAAACAAGTACATTATGTGTTCAGGCCATTACGACGTATAACCAAAAAAATATACCGCTCATTACTGACATCAATCAGCCCTCAAGGTAACTTTAAGTAAATGTCAAACTACACAAAAACAACTAACTTTGGTGCTAAAGACACCCTTCCTTCAGGGGACTCCCAGAAAATCGTAAGGGGTACTGAGTTTGATACTGAATTTAATGCTATCTCAACTGCTATTGCTACTAAGCTTGAAGTTGATGTTAATAATAATCTTTCAATCTCAGGAACACTTTCTGCAACCAAAATAATTCCAACTGGCGGTACTTCAGCAGGTAATGGCATGTATCTACCTGCTGCTAATACTGTTGCTTTAAGCACTAATGGTTCTGAACGTATTCGTGTTGATTCTTTAGGAAATGTTGGAATCAAAACGACAACTCCACAAAATGAACTTGAAGTTTTTGGTTCTGGTCAGCCAAGGATTACAATTAGGTCTGCTGAGTCTATTTCAGAAACCCTTGATATAGGCTTTCAATTTGGAACGGACGCTAACTCAAGTAACAACACTCTTGCTTTGATTCGAGCAACACCTACTCAAGTAGACCCTTCTCCACTTAAGGCAGATTTGCTGTTTTGGACCAATACTGGCGATTCTCTTGCAACAACAATGCGCCTGGATTCTTCAGGCAACCTTGGATTTAACTTTACCCCAAGCACTTGGGGAAATGGTTTCAGAGCCATTCAGTTGCAAGGTTCTTCGTTGTATGCCAACGGCTTTAACAACATTAATCTTTCTAGTAATGTTGCTGGTGGTGTAGACATCGCTGGCAGCGGGGGCCTTTATGGTAATACCCAAGCAGCCGCCCGCTATCAGCAGATTAATGGTGCCCATATGTGGTATACAGCCCCATCAGGCACTACCGGTACTGCTATCACGTTCTTACAACGTATGGTTCTTAATAACGATGGACATCTTGGTCTTGGACACTCCCCAGCATTCACTTGGGGAACGGGTATTGATGATGCAAAAGCACTACAAATTGGTGATGGGTATGCCTCTGGGTCTATTGCTTCAGACGCGCCGTATGGGTATTTTAATGTACTACACAACGTAAGGTGGGACGGAACAAACTGGATTTATACAAACGCATCGGCAGGTTCAAGGTATTACACTTACAGAGGAGACGGTGCACATGTTTTTGAAACAGCACCTGTTGGAACAGGTAGTACAGCAGCCACCCTGACAGAACGTCTTCGTATTCGTCAATCTGGTAATACTCAGATTACTTCTACAAGCGGCGGTTCTCCTGTAAACACTGCAGACACGAATGTTTTGCGCCTAAGGTCAACTGCAACTTCAGGTGTTGGTGTTGGTCCTACTATTTTCTTTGAAGGGCAAACAGGGAACGTTACTTCCAATTATGGATTTGGTGCTATCCAAGGGATGAAACTTTCTGCTACCGCCGGTGATTATTCTGGCGGTCTTGCCTTCTTTACTCAAGGCTCTGCAGGAAATAACGTTCTTAATGAAATTATGCGAGTAACTCCTGCTGGACTTGTTATCGGAACCACTTCCACAAGCACGTACGGAAAATTAGCAGTTGCTGGTAATGACGAAGTTATTAGCTTAGTAGCTACGACGGATGCGTCTAATACTAACGTTCAACATGCTTTTTTTAATTCTTCTGGAACTGACGTATTCAAAATTATTTATTATGGTCAGTCTTATTCTACTTCAACTCCTTTTAGTGTTGGAGCAAATGGGGCTGTAATTGTACAAAAAGCTAACGCACCGTTTGCTATTGGAACTTTTCAGGTAGCACAACCGTTAATTTTTGGTACAAATTCTGTTGAGCGTGTTCGTATCAAGTCCACAGGCCAACTTCGTTTCGTCCCGTTGTCTGCGGACCCTGCGGGAGCTGAAGCGGGTGATGTCTACTACAACTCTACTTCTAATAAACTAAAGGTGTATAACGGCACTGCTTGGGTTGATTTGCACTAACACAGGTAATTAAAAAAAATGACTACTTTTAACTGGACCGTAACTGCTCTTGATTGCTACCCAGAAAGCCAAGGACACACTGATGTTGTCTTTTGTGTCCATTGGAACTGCTTGGGCACACAAGGTTCTTTGGTATATTCCATTTATTCTACTTGTGGTGTTATACTTGACCCCTCAGTTCCTTTTATCCCTTACAGCTCTCTAACTCAAGATACAATTCTTGGTTGGATTTGGGCTGCTGGTGTGGATAAAGAGGCAACTGAGGCGGCTGTACAACAGCATATTGATTCTCAAATCACACCTGCTGTTGTTTCTCCTCAACTACCTTGGAATTAATTAAAAAATGAACGACCAGAAAATTGAACTGTCTCTTTCGCTTGTGAACGGAATCCTTCAGTATCTGGGTACTCGTCCTTATGGTGAAGTGTTTCAGATTATCAGTGCCATCCAGGAACAAGCAGGCCCTCAGGTTAAAGAAGAAACAGAACAGCAACAAGAATAAACCAAAATGCCCTCTATAAAATCTTTGCTTAAATCTAAAACAGTGTTGTTTGCAGTTGCAGTCGCTGTGCTTAGTGTTCTTCAAGGTTTTGTCTTTATGCTCCCTATAGGCCCCCATTGGCAAGCTTTGGTGGGGTGTGTAATAGCAGTTTCAGTTGTTCTTCTTAGGGCTGTTACTAATCAACCTTTGTCTAATAAATAAATGAACCTGTTAAACCTGATTCAAGGCATCTTTCAACCTGCTGCTGAACTTATTGACCAAGTACACACAAGTCAAGAAGAAAAGCTACAACACAAAGAGCGTCTCTTGCTTACTCAGGCTACAGTCATTGATCAGGTTCTTAAATACGAAAAGGATTCATTTGAAGCAAGGGCAAAGATTATCGAGGCTGAAGCCAAGTCTGAACACTGGCTAACTGCAGTATGGAGACCTATCACCATGCTGACTTTCTTAGCGTTGTGTGTTGGAGATAGCCTTGGGCTTCTTAGCACCCCCCTTAGGGATGAAGCGTGGACTTTGCTTCAGTTAGGCCTTGGTGGTTATGTTGTGGGCAGGAGTGCTGAAAAGATTACTAAATCTGTGTTAGGTCAATCAAAAGATGTATAATTTTTCTCTTCCTGATTTACAAAACATTTATATTCCTGATGGTGCTACCCCTGGAATGTTCACTGTAGGGCCTCTAGGAGCTCCTGTGAGCGTTTCTGGGGTTGAGGCAGTACCTACCCAAGGCATTGCTACTATGGAGGCCCCTGTAGCGCCTCTAGGCAACACTGACTACACCATCAGAGAAACACCAGCATCAGCCCTTAGCATGCTGGGTGGATTGCCTGTATCAGTTCCCGCTGAAGTTGCAGCTTATCTTTCTAGCCAACCACAGATTGTTTCACCCTTTGAAGGGATGCCTTCCTTGGTAGGTGCTCAAGACATCTTTGGTGGTAGGTCTTATGTAACCCATAGTGCAGCAGGGCCTTCCAAGGCTCGTGTTGGGCTTATGGAGATGAAGCAGCTTAACCAAGCTGAAGGTTACAACACCACAATACGTCCTGAGTTCTTAGGTGAAACTTATCTCCCCTTTAGGCCTGAGGGTAATGACCCTAATGTTGTAAACGACACTAAGCTTTGGCACCAGTATTACACTGATAACAAAGACTATCGCAAATTCTTGTCTGCAGATGAACAGACTGAGCTTGCTTGGCTTGATTATAGGACTGGTCTTACTGACAAGAATCAGTTTACTTCAGCAGTTAACCAAGTAAGAGAAAACTTTAATCTTCCTCAGAAAGTAGCTTTTGAAGATTTTGAAGCACACTTCTCGATTGGCACCAAGAGGAAGAAGTATTCAGACAACCCGTATCAGGATCTTCAAGAATATGGTCCTGCCATTGGTGGCTATTGGAACCCTGAGAATGACCCTAGTGAAACACAACAGGTGTTGTCTAACCCCTTTGTTCAGGGTGTTATTACATCTCTTGCTAGCTACTTTGGTGGTCCTGTAGGGGCTGCTCTTGCCTCTACAGCAACCACTAGGGCTACTGGCGCTGATTGGACTGATGCTCTTCAAGCAGGGGCAATGGCCGGTGCTGGGTCATTTGTAGATACATATGCTCCCGGTTTGTTTGGTAATCTTAATCCGCAAGTAAGCAGTGCTTTGATCAAAGGGGCTCGTGCTTTTGCCCAAGGTGGTGACATCAAGGACGTTTTGGTGTCTGCTGGCCTTGGGTATGCCGGTGGCCCTGGTGGGATGCTTAGTAAAACACTAGGTGATCTTGGTCTTAATGTTGGTGAAGGTGTTATTTCCAAGGCTATTGAAGGCCTTAGCTTGGCTGATGTTGCCAAGTTTGGTTTTAAGTCAACACAAGATTTTGGAAGTGCTCTTGGCGGTTTGATTCAAAATATGGATCTTGGAACCCTAGAGCAAACAGGGCTTCTTGGTGTTCTTCCTGAAGGGCTTCAGGACGCTATTCGTAAAGTACAGCTTTCCGATGTTCTAGCTGCGGGTGCTGGTGGTCTTGATCAAGGCCTCGCTATGAACATTATCAATGACATTAACCTCCCGTTTAATATAAAAATGGGAATGTTGACGGGTAATGTAGAAATTCCACAATGGATGAAAGACGCTTATCAGGCGGCTAAGCAAGGTGTACAAACAGCAGCAGAAGCTGTTGAAGGTGTTGTACAGCCAGCAGCAAGAGCAGTAGCAGAAGGTGCCAAAACTGCACTTGAAGCAGCTGAAGAAGTGGTTCAACCTGTAGCTGAGAAAGTAAAAGAGGGTGTTCAGGCAGCAGCAGAAACTGTAGAGGGTGTTGTACAGCCTGCAGCACGGGCGGCTGAGCGTGTTGCTGAGAAGACTTACAGTGCTCTAGAACAAGCTATTCAAGACGCCACTAGTGCAATTCTTCCAGCAAACCCAGGATCTATGTTTAATATTCCAAATGTAGATCTTTTTGGAAATATTCCTGATATTAATATGCCTAATGTTAACACACCTGATGTTAATCTTAGCGCCCCTAATCTTGCCCTTAATATGCCCAGCAGTTCAAGACAATCACAAAAGAGTATGTTTGAAGAATATATTCCTTACCAGTTTGGTGGTCTTAGTTTCAACCCAAGAGCCCCTGTGATTCCTATGATCCAGCCGAGGGGTCAAGATCCTCTTTCAATTCTTCTTAGAGGTTAATTTGTAAATGAATTATCTAAGTTTGGTTAATAATGTTCTGCGTAGGATGCGAGAGGATCAGGTTGATAGTGTTTCTGAAACATCTTACTCAAGCTTGATTGGGGATCTTGTAAATGATGCCAAGACTTCAAATGAACACGCTTGGGACTGGAGTGCTCTTAGGGACTCTAAGACCATCACAACTGTTGCAGGCACTAACGAATACACCCTGACTGGTGCTGGAGAAGACTTTAAGTTTCTTTATTTTCTTGACACTACCAACAAGAGTAACATTGTTTATCAATCTAAAGAATGGATTGATGTTCAAAACAACGTAGACACGCCCCTTCAGGGTAGACCAAATTACTTCAGTTACACCACTACAGATTCTAATGGGGACATGAAGGTTATTCTTTATCCTACCCCTGATGCAGTTTACACCCTAAGCTTCAAAGGTGTCTTTAGGCAGCCCTTGTTGTCTGGAAACACAGACGTTATTAAAATCCCTTGGATTCCTGTAATGCATCTTGCACTTGCTTTTGCTGTCAGGGAGCGTGGTGAAACTGGCGGTCCTAATGCTGCTGAATACTTTGCAATTGCAGATAAATATCTTTCTGATGCAATTGCTCTGGATGCAGAAAAGCATCCTGAAGAAATGATCTACAGGACTGTCTAATGTCTCAAGAACTACAAACAGTAAACATTGTAGCCCCTGGCTTTATGGGGCTTAATACTGAGGACTCAGTTCTTTCGATGGAAGCTGCTTATGCTACCATTGCTGACAACTGTGTAATTGACAAATATGG